GTCGTTCCGAGGTGTTGTTGAAAGGGGTTGTCGTATGACAACGGATTACGTATTACCGCAGTGCTGGCAGGACTTTGAGGACGTACTTGCCACAGGAATTGACCGAGTAGTTTTGTTTGGACCTCCGGGTACAGGTAAGACTTACGGTGGGCTTACACAAGGTGTCAACGTGGGTGGTTCGTATCGCCTAGTTTGCACCGAGGACATGACTTCGGCAGACGTATCGGGTATGTTCATGCCCGACAAGTCAGGTGGCTTCACTTGGCTCGACGGTTCTGCTACGAAGGCGTGGAAGGGTAACGGAGCGTTCGGTGGTCGCTTGGTAGTTGACGAAGTGGACAAGGCTAGTGGTGACGTATCGGCACTACTACTTGCGTACACCGACACAGTTGCTAGTGCTTCTATGGACTTGCCGACTGGCGAACGTATCAAGCCTAATCCCGGATTTACAGCAGTACTGACCAGTAACATCGAGCACCCTGATGACTTGCCTATCGCTTTGCGAGACCGCTTCCCAGTGGCTATCGAGATTAATCAACCGCACCCTAACGCTTTGGCTTCACTGCCCGAGCACTTGCGTGAGGTGGCTAAGGCTTGTGTCAGTGCAGAGCCAGAGCGTCGTATCAGTTTGCGTGGGTTCTATGCCTACGAAACCCTGCGTCGTACTATGACCGAGGAACGAGCGGCAACTATCGCCTTCGGTAAGGTTCGTGCGGAGGCGTTTATTGACGCCCTTCGTATCGGCAAGTTAGGCGCATAGCACCTAACCGTAGGTGGGTCGGCAGAAATGTCGACTCGCCTACGCCCCTATAATCGCGCGGGCGCGAAAGCACCGTTTGTTAATTTTTAACCGTTGGTTTCAAGTCGAAGCCAACACCGACACTAGAAGGGATAACTATGTCGAAGCAGTTACGCAGTAACAAGGTCAGTGTATTGCCAGAAGTAGTGCAAGCACACCGACTCGATGACAATAACACCGAACAGTGGACAGTAACGTCGGGCAGTACTAACCGAGGTGACAGTTTCACCAACTTTGGCGAACACACCTTTAGGGCTCCGTCACTTAATGACGAAGTTTCTAGGGTCATTCGTGGACATGAATTGACTCACGTTCGTATTAGTCCTACCGACCCAGTTTCACTGGCGAAGTACGCAGAAGTGTACGGACTTAGCGAGCGTTCTATTGCTTGTGCCGAGGAAGTGCGTGTCAACGCAGTTCTGAAGGGTATGGGCTACGACACCGACCTACTTGTTGACGGTAGTGAGAAGGAGTTGGGCAAGCGAGTGGCTAAAGAAGGTTCTATTGAAGCCTATAACGAAATGATTAATTTTGGCTCGGCACTAATCGGTGGCAAGGCGTTCCGTCACTACATCAGTGGCGTTCGTTCTGTTAATCCTGACTGGGCTAATACCTTGCGTGAAATGGAGAAGCAGGTAGTCAAGATTGTGCGTAAGCACCCAGTTCGTCGAATGGGTTCTACAGAGCCTAGAGCGTTCTATCAAGACGACGAGACACTTGAGTACACTAAGTTGCCACAGGGTTTCATTGACTACACCACACAGATTGCTCAAGTCATTGACGGTTTTCTAGAAGTTCAGTCAGACGGTACTAATTTTGAGGACGGTGAGGGTTCGTCGGGCGTTAAGGTTTCAACTGGTTACGGTAAAGACCAGTTTGCGCCACTACGCATTGACACCAAGATACTTTGCGACCAACAAGTCAAAGGTCACTTGGCTCGACGTAAGAAGTCTGCGCCAACTGGCAAGCGTGTACTGTATCCAAGCCGACTACTGACCGACCCACAGCGACGTGTATTTAGTCAGAAGCCACGTAATTCGGGCGGTATCGTAGTGATTGACATGAGTGGTTCTATGAGCCTTAGCGAAGCGGACATTAATGCCATGCTAGAAGCCGCTCCGGGTGCATTGGTCGCAGGTTACACCAACAGTGCCAAGAAGCGTAACCGACCTAACTTTTGGATTATGGCTAATCGTGGTAAGCGTGTTAGTAGCCTCAAGGGTATTGGTGGCAACATTGGTAACGGTTGCGACGGCCCAGCACTAGAATGGGCTATTAGTAAGCGACGTGGCAGTGAGCCTATTATTTGGGTTTGCGACGGTCAGGTCACTGACAGTCAGGACAACGGTTTCATCGAGGGGGCGAAACAGTGCGCCAAGATGATTAAGAAACACCGTATTCTGATAACGCCTAACGTATCCGACGCCGTTGGTATGTTGGCTAATCCTAGTAACGCCAAGTCTAAGGCAGAAGGCTACGTTGGTATGTTTATCAAGGGTGAATGGGACATCAACGCACCAGAAGGCAGTATTTAGGCAATTAAAGGGTATTCCCTTCCCCGCCTCCCCCAGGGTTCTACTTTTCCCTGGGGGGGGTTTGCCGTTTCAGACCCCCTATCGCGCGCGAACCCAGACCCACCTGCCCCATCGCGCGCACGCGATTATATCGGCGTGCTAGGAAGTTTTAATAAAATCTGCGTGGGGCGTTTTTATCGTATCGCGCGGGCGTATGTGTCATCGCGCCCCCATACGCCAGAACAATTATTACGGGACACCCGAAAATCTTCGCAAGTTTAATAGAACTTGTGTGTGGATAAATTATATTTACGTTGACCAGGTAAAATACCTTATCGCGCCCGCGTATGCGCCCGAATATTATTACGGGATAGCCGAAAAAACCTGCAAGTTTAACAGAAGTTTGTGTGTGGATAAATTGTATTTATAGAATATAAAATACAATAAAGTACAATAATGCTTTATTAACGCGGGGTTTTTGAATAAAAAGTACCCTATACGCGTGGAAAATGTGTTTAGACGGGCGGAATGGCATTAGTTTTCACCTATCCCTAATTAGTTTTCACCCATTGATAAGTAAATAAGCCTATTTCTTAAGGCGATACGCCTAGTTGCGTGGTTTGGTAGTCCCACCAAGCCATAGGCAGAATACAACAAGTGCGAAAAGGGCGAAGGCCATTACTTATCACCCATAGTCATTAGGGATACCAATACTAACCCCCCAATACAGAAGGTAATAAGTATTGCTTCTAATAAGGCTTTCACGGTATGGTTTCCGTTGCTTTTGCTGTGAAGTGCTTTAGTACTTCTAACACTTCTTCTAGCGTAGCCTTATCAAGGTTTGTGTGGTTGTGGGTTTCTATCATTTGCTGTACTGTCTGTTGGCATTGGTAGAATTCTTTTAACATCTTGTTCCCCGTATCGTTTGAATGTATCTAGTGGTTTTTCCGCTTTTGGTTTTGGTTTGCCCCCCGCCATTTTTTTATAGCGGTAGTTTGTCTAGGGCTTCTTGGATAACATCAAGGGTATCCATAATACCAGCGTTGTACCATTCCACGTGTACCTGTGTGGTTGGTGTTAGGTTGTCCATGGTTGTGTCTGTTACTAGGCCATGTATCCTGTTCTTTAAAGTGTAAAGAAGTAGGCGCTTTTCTTCTTCTGCGGTTTCGTCCCCTTGTTCCAGGCTTCCCCCCTCAAAAAAATTTGGCACGCCCTCTATGTCCCAGTCGTCAATGTCCCTGTATCCATAGACTATTTCATCTATCTTTAAGCAGACGCTATGAAGAATGTCGTCGGTGATTTCAAGGCTTTCCCTTGTTTCCTTAACATAGTCACGAAGAACGTCTACCTGATTGGTAAGGTCTTCGATGGCCAACTGCATCTGCTTTTTTGACACTTATTCCCCTAGTGGCTTTTCGGATTGGCTGTTCTTTTGGGACAACATCTTAGCGAAAAGGCTGGTTAGTTCTGTTTCGCCTTCAACTTCGTCGCCGGTTTGTGTTTTCTTGGCATCCATGCCTTCAAGGATTGCTGCCAATGCCCCTAGGACCATCGCGCTTTCTTCCTCTGTAATTGTGTAGTTGTATTCCATTAGTTCAAGCCTACCTGTGCCTGAATTGACTGGATTAGGTCATTGGCATTACTTAAAAGTACGGCTGATTCGGTCGCGCTTGGGTTTTCTTCTACCAGCGTTTCAAGCATGGCGTAAGAAACTTCAAGGGAACCTAGGACCATCTTCAGTTCATCTTCGTTTAGTTGGATGTGGAACTGCATTGTAGAATTTGACATTATTTTATCTTCTTTGTTAGTACGGCCTTTAATGTGCCCTTTTGAAAAATACCTGCTTTTACTGCTTTGTTCCACTTATAGGCAAAGACGCCTACCGCAATAAAAAACATTGCTGGGAACAAGAATACTAGTAGCATTACCATTAGTCTACCTGCTCTTTCTGGGTATTTTTACCCACTTAAAAAGTACCAGTCTATCCGCGATTTGTCAAGTACCATGACTATAAAGATACTTTAGTCAAAACCCTTGAAAAATGCGGGTATCCGCTGGGGGTACTTTTGATACGATATGTGCTATCAGAACTGCAATTACTTGCGAATGTCTGTAATAATAATCAGTGCTTCGTAGTAAGCCTGTGCAAAACCTGCGTCGTATTCGGTATCGCGTTGCTGTGCCAATTTCATATGGTGTTCAGCCTGATTTCGGATTCGTTCGTAGGCAAGGTCAAGTTTCTTTCCCATGTTATGATTTCCTTTATTGGCGTTAAAAGGTGTGCTGATACACCCACCCGATTTGGGTCATCATTGTAGGTTGTGCCAAGTTCCCACAATTCACCTGCGTATCCCCCGCCTAAAACGCGAACGGTGGTTTCAGGATTTTTACTGCGACTAACGCAATAGGTACAGTCGCACCCATATTGTACAGCCAGTTTAGATTCTGCCCATAAAACAAGGCGATTTTTTTCGGCGTCCTTTTTGTCAACTGGCATCTTGTTAGCACTTCGACGCCATTTGATTTCAAGTTCGGTGTTTTTCCACATCCCATCAGGTAATTCGCAATATTGCTTATGGTCTTTAACATCCCATATGCCTGCGTAGCAGTAAGCACCTATTAAACGGCATGTACCAATTTCCGCCGCCGCCGAATGAATATCTGCGGCAAGGTTTGACATATGTAGGGAAGCAGGGTCGTATGAAAGACGGTCTTTTTTGTTCCTGTTTTCACGGGTACGTCCAGAACCGACCGCGCGGGCAAGTTCTTCTTCCCACGGGTAAAGCGCTGTCCATAACGCTTCTTGCTGTAGCCTTTCAACGCCCATAAAACAAGTGTACCATAAAAGAAGAAGCCCTGCCAGTGCTTAAAAACACCGGCAGGGCTACTTCCCGTTGAAAGGAGGTAAAACAAATGAATAGAAGGTGGGCTATTCGTTTTTAAGTATAGCAGTTTGAAGTAACACCCTGTCAAGGTGATAATGTTACTTTATGGACTATTTTTTTGAAGAAAATGATTGGGCTGTTGCCCTTTATGAAAAGCGTGGTCGCGCCTATACAGAAGTAGGGGTATTTTTTGAAGGTCAACTTTCCCGCGACACCGCCTTTGAACTTTTTGCCGGTATGACCAGCGCTGTTCCAACCCTTCAGGCAGTACAACGCGCCTTGGAAGTGGAAGAAAACGAACCTGACGTTCCAACCCCTGAATACGAAGTACGCCTTATAGACGGCAAGCGTATCGTGGCTACAATTTTGTGGGATTCTGCTTCTATGGAAGCCTGTAAGGCCGACCATAAAATTCGCAACAGAAGGGTCTATCGTGTGGTCACGGAAATTCAACTGTACGACGATGACCTAGAAATGGATTCGGAAGAATGGGATTGGGAAGAACTTTCGGAAACCGGCAGAATTACCGTTCTTGAAATTAAGCCGAAAATCTGATAAGATTGAATTCTTCAGTGAAAGGAAGGAAAAATGGAAGACTTTGATTCTTCGGAAGTGTGGCGTGCAAACGCAATAATCGAAAAAGCCCAGCGCAACGACCAAGACGTAGTTGGTGAACTGGTTAGCCATATGGTTAGCCGTAAGTTGATTGAAAGCCTTACTGGCAAGGAAGTCGTCTTAGACAAAAAGGTTAAAAAGCGTAATCTTGAACAAGAAATGGATGACTGGTCACGTATTAACGCCAGTCTTGAATTGACAACGACTGAAATTCAGTCAATGCTTGATATATCCTACGCAGAAGCACTAAAAATCGTTAAAAACAACGATTATTTTGTTGCTGTAAAACGCGGTGTTTACCGTGTTCGTGACGGAAAAGCGGAACGCGAAGAAGCAAAGAAGTCTAAGTAATACAACCAGACTAAATGCTTGACATTAGGACAAAGGCACTTTAACCTAATAACGTTCTACCATGACTTATACCCTTACTTGTAAGTGCATGGTCCCGCGGTAGGTTCTTCCACTTTCCTACCTGCGGTGTGGGGATAGGCAGATTTAGAGGAACGTTCATGTGTCTGTCCCCACTGTTACAAAGCAAAAGGCCCCCTGCGCAAAGCAAGGGGCCTTTTGTTAGTTTGACTCTTAATCAACAATATCTGCGTCAATAATTCCCGACGCCCAACTTGGTTCCATATCGCCACCAAGTTCGGTCATTCTTTCAGCGAACATGTTTCGCGCTGCTTCAATTTGACTTTCGGACAACTTTAAATCCTTGCTTAAAATAATTGCCATGAAAGCAGCACCAACTAAATTGGCTTGATGTTCTTCAAGTTCGATAACGCGCTTGCGAAGGTCATACTTAAGCATGAATTCAAGTGCGCCTTGATAACGTTCCCATGCACGTTCGACTACTTCGATAAGGGCACGAACGTGTTCCACACCAGCCTTGTCGGTTACTTCCAAAATACCATTTAGTTCGTCAAGTTTTTCTTCTAGCACCACCGACCAAGTTTTCATCTTGGAAGCAAGTAGGTACGCTTCAACTTCTGGCGGACCCATTGGTTCTGGTTCACCCAAGCGTTCGGTTAGTGTTTGTAATTCTTTGTTCATAACCTTACGAACTGCACCCCTAGTGTGTTTAAGGCTATTGCCTAAGTGCCACTTACAAGTGCCTTCGCCAAGGTGGTCTGTTCCCATTCCAGCGGTCTTGTTGCAAAAACGTTCCATGCCAAGTTCTTTAAGGTTCTTGTTACGTAAACGTGCGCCACATTTTCCTGGAAGTGGTTCAGCAACACCAGGAATTTTTTCTTCCGGAAAGTGTTGCGACCAAAGTTCTTCATCTGTCATTTTATGCCTTTAGGTAAAAGAAGAACGTTCTATTTATTTTTTCGCCAACGGCAGAATTGTTTGTTTTCTGGTATACGTAAAAATATTTCATACAAGTTCTTCCTGTTTGTGTTCACTAGGCCAATAGTATTCAAGGTCATCTGGAACGCCGGGAAAGTATTGTGCGTAGTGGTCTGGTAATTTTCTAAGCAAGTTGCTTTGGTGCGAACGATGGAATTCTTCGTTGCCAACCCAGTCTGGCTTTACAATGCGAAGTTCAGCATTAAAATTGTCTAGCAGTGCAAAAGACTTTTCTAAACAAGTGTCTTTGTAACCACGACTAGTCCATTCTTTGCAGATTGCAACTTGGTATTCAAGCAGTGAAAGAACGTGTCCAACCCACATTTTTACGGCGGGGTGATTCTTCCAACCGTATTCTGGCATTGTCAACGCTTTAAGTACTTGCAAGTTTTCAACGCGTTGCTTGCCTAGTCGTTTCATGTCCAATACTGACGCTGATTTTTCAAAATCTGCATATGGTAAAAAAGTTTGCATCTTAAGCCACCCTAATATCTTTGTTTTCACGCTTCTGCGTCTTATTAACAACATTATGCGCTTTACGGCATGCTTCGCAAGTCGGCACCCCTTGACGGCGATGCTGGTTATACCCACGATTAGTTCCGTGTTGAATTACAGAACCAAAGTGACCGTTCATTTCTTCAATGTTTTCAGGTAATTTGGCTGGAATTGGTATGCCAAATTCCTTGCGCAATTTTTCACGTTGTTTTTCTGTTGTTCCCGACCAAAAACCAAACACTTCATATTTCAATGCGTGTTCATAACATTCTTTTGCAACAGGGCAATTTTCACATAAGTCTTGCATTTTTGTTGTAGGTCTTCCAGAAAAAAAGTTTTCGTCTGTGCCCCGACAAGCACCTAATTTTACCCATGTGTCCATTACTGTTCGAACCACCAATCCGGCAGTTCCCATTCGGAAGGTGTACCTAGTCTGACAATTGTTGCGCATGGGTCGCTTCCTTCTTCCCATGCGCGGTCTTCTGTTTCGTGTGTTGGCACGC